CGGTCGCGTGACGTCCCTGCGGCAATGTCAGCTGCAACGCCTTTGCAGTGTGAGCTGGCCGCGCTGCTACCCACGGCGTATGAATGTGCCTCAGTGCGGTAGCCTGACGTGATAACAAACGGAATGCCCGCGCGTGATCGTGCCTCGTCGAGCATGTCAAGAAACTCTTGATCCATGTAGTGTCCGCTACCTGGCTCGTCGGGACTGTCAAACTCAGCGTAGTTAAACCATTTCATACGTCTTGACGTTCCTTGCGTGCCTTCAGCGCGCGTTCAACATTCCACCATACAAGCGTCAGGCCAGCAACAATGGCGATGGCGTCATTGATGTAGCCAATCATCACGCTGCCCACGTAGGTGACATTGATTGCATTTTGTAGATGTGTCCTCAGTTCCTGCATCACGGATCGTTAAGTACAAACCAACCTTCCTGAACCATGTAGTCTACATCGCGCACTGTTACGCTGTCCGGCAGAATAAGACCAAACTGAATAAAGTCAAGTTGGTGAATAGTAGATGAAAGTGTGTAGCGTTCCTCTGGCGTCAGCTCCGGGAACATGGCAACCAGCCGTTCAAGCGTGCAGTTAGGATGAATGCGAATGATAGCAGTAACGTCGACAAACAACGCGGCACGCGTGTCGTCGTCAGGGTGCGTAATGATGCCGAAGTATGTCTTGTCTGCCTCGTCTTCGTTTTGCAGGAATACGGGGCGTTCAAGGTTGTACAACTCACGCGAAATGATTTGCGCTCGTTCTAAGCTCGTCAATTGTCCTTGCGGTAGTACGGTTATCCACTGCATTAGAATACGCTGTAATGGTCGTTAATGTCGTCGCTGATGTTCGTTTCGCTGTGCGCTGTCGTGTTCGACCATATGACGAATTCTTGAATATATCCGCTCATGAGCTGCGTGGTGTTAGTAGACAGACCGCCCAGTCGCATGACGCGGCTGTGATTATTTGGTGTCTGGCTGCCGCTGGGTGCATTGGTTACGCTGCCGGCCACGCCGTCGTACAATACGGTCGCAGCGCTCTGCTCAAACTTGCCCGACATAAGGTATTGTGTGTCTGCTGTTGCGGTTGCAATCTGGTCGACATACGTCAAGGTGTTGCCGCTGTACCGCCACCCGAAGCGCAGACCGACGACCACCTCCTGCATTTGAAAAAAGAAATTTTGCTGGCCGCTTGTGGAACCCCATTGGCTGGCGGCTGATTGGCGTGTCGTTATGCCGTCAAACTGCACGACGGCCGCCGCGTTGACCTTGCCGCTGGGGTTAGGGGCAAATGCTGCTGTGTCTAGGTAATCGCCATCAAAGTACACCGCGGGCTTGCCATTGACTGTGAAGACGCCGGCCGAATCATAGATCTGCGGCTGCAACGTCGTAGTTGATTGTGTTGCGTTTCGTCCGTTACCGCTTTGGTCGTACCACGTCTGTACAAAGCCGTCATTAAATTGACAGAAGGCCACAATGGCTGCCGTGTCCAATTCACCTGACGCTGTGAAGCCAATGTCTTGGCTGGCTGGGTTGGTTCCCGTGCGTCGCACGTTGATGGCCGAGCCGGTGTAACTGCTGTTCAGCTTGCGCAGTGAATACGCCGCTGTACCGCCTGTGTAGGTATTCAACAACGGCAGGGTGCTTACCTCGTCGTACGTCACCATGAACGTGTACGCCCCGTGGTCGTCCACCTTGGCGATGTAGTTGCGGATAAGTTCAAAGCATGTCTCAATGCTGTCGTTGTCTGCTGGCTGTAGTGCAGCAGGTGATAACCAACCTGTATCTGTGCGTTGCTGTAGGCCTTTCGTGTTGACGTATATCTTACGCACAATCGTTGCGCCTGGTGTGTCTGGCACCTGCCCTTGCCCGTTGAGGTATGTGCCCTGCCCATCGTTGCCAATGGTGTAGTACATCTCCTTTGTTTCTGAGCCAATCACAGAAGACCAATCTCCCGCATAGTTATTGCGCGCCTGCGTGTTGTACGAATACATGATGTTGGTTGGACGCGATGACGGTTGCCCTTGCGTCGTGTCGACTGGTCCGCGCAACGGATCGCCAGTGTCTACAGCCTCAGTTGTAATGGACAAAGCATTACGACCAATCTTGCGCAGTGTCAATTCAATCTCGCATGCCGTGGCAATAAGATGCCAGTTAAGCGCGCTATAGTATTCGCCTGTGTCGTTGTCGTAGTATCGTGAAAACGGTTTGCCTGGTGTTGCACCTGTGCCACGGTACACAATGCTACCCCGCTCAACCTTACGTGATCTGTAGTGTGCGGCCAACACCTCTTCAACGCACAGCTCATTGATTGGGCGTTCATTTGCGTCAGCTTGGTTGACCCAGTTGTCTGTTGTGCTGTACGTGCCATCAACATTAATCTGTACTAAGATGCTGCCCATTCCAACGCCTAGCCCGCCAATGTGCGTTTTGCCAAGGTCAACGCTGCCCCTGCCAAAGTTCGTCGAGGCTGACCAGGTAAAGTTTGGCACAACCGCGAGTTGATTGTTGCTGTACGCGACAAACGCGAAGAACGTGAACTTCTTGGTGTCCAGTGCAGCTGTAGCCGCGGCGTCGTAGTTGCCGAAGCTGTCCCACGCTTCAATCGTTGGTACGATGCTAATGCCCGTGCGGGCTGTTGGTGGTGGTGGAATGTTTATTCCTCCTTCCAAGTACCGTTGTCCAGCTGTGTTAAAATCGTAGTAGTAACTGTGGGAATCGTCACGGTGATAGTGATACCGGCCAACGGTTGAGCTGTACCCAATTTCGGGAAAGCTGAGCGAAGCGTAATCTTGACTATTGAAGTTGTTGTCAAGATCTAGTGTGTGTTGCTGCAATCGCCCTGCTGGGCTGGGCACGATGTCGTTTTTGTAATACGTTGCGCTGGCGCCTGTGTCAAACTGAATAGTGAACTTAAATACGATGCGGCCTAACCGCTCGCTTTCACTCCGCGTCAACGCGGTGTTTTCAATGTATGCTGTGAAGCGCAGCATGTATGCGTCATCTTCAGCTGCTGTATCACTCCCAGCAAAAGTCAACGTGTCTTGCGCTTGTTCAACGCCGTTTGCTACGTCGAACGATTGGATAATTTCGTATCCCTTATTGGTGTCACGCTCCAGCCGCACTTGGTTGATCTGTGGGGTAAAGCTTTGCACCCACTCAGCACCCTTTTGACGGACGTTGTTCAGTGTGTCGACTTGAAAATTGGATGTGCCCGTAATGGTCGCTGACGTGATTGTCCCGCCGTACGTCATCCGGTATCCCAGTATTTCTTCGTCACTGAGATACGCAGGTATAAATGACCACGCGTCCCCGTAGTAATACAGCCGCAGTTGCAGTGTAAGGCAGATGCTTTCAAGCAAGTCGTACGCACTGATGAACGAGGTGTTGTTGCTTGCATCAGTGAGGCTGAACGCGTGCGTGTGTATCTTCATGCGACGCGTGTTGTAAAAACCTGTGCCGCCTGGGTGTGACGTCAGCGCCATGATGTAGTCATCTGTGCTGTACACATCGTCGGCAATCTCGAGCCTTACTTCATCAGTGTTCTGGTCGTTCAGGTAACTCCACGTCGTCCACTTCTCTTGGATGTTTGGCAAGATTTCGTCAAACAGGATTTGCGTGTCAGTATAAGCCGTCCCGTCATCGTTGTACGGCACATTACGCAGTAGTGACAGCCCGTCAGTCGCCACGATGCGCAAAGACTGTAGCGGAGTGGTCTCCATCAAATCCACCTGTTCGCACAAAATTGTACCAACCCAGATACGTGTTTCATCGCGCAACACCTCCAGCAACCAATCGCCATCTTGTGCGCTTAGCAGATTGTTGATGAGCGTCGCCAGCGTCGTGCTGCCTGATGGCCACAACGTCTGCACCTCACAACGTGAATGCACGATGCCTGGCAACAGCAATGTGTCGTCAGTGTTTTCATAGGTCAGCTTAACGCCAGACGGGCCAACGTCAAATTCCTTTGTGCTGTCCGTGCCTGACGTGTTCTCAATAATGCGGATCTCGTACTCCTCGCCATTGATGCTTTGCGCCGTGCTCGATGCGTATAGGTAACTGCTCATGCGTATCGGTTGCGGCTCGTGCCTGTTCGAGCGTTGGACAGATAGATGTCGTTCCCTTGAATGCGTCCAAACACCTGTACCTGGTTGCCGCCCATCATGTCTTTTAATTTACTCAATGGCGCCACAACCTCGGGGTCAATGGCTGCGTTTTTGTTGTCGCCAATAAGGGCCATGGTTGGACCAAATGCAACACCACCTTGTGCGAGTGCTGGCACCTCCATTTGCTGTGCCTTGTTTGACAACGCAACACCAGCTGCAACAAATGCAATACCTGCGGCTGCTGCTGCATACGGATTCTTAAACAGCATTTTTTGGAATGTAATCATGGCAACCGCCTGCGCGATCATGCTCTTACCAATAGATTGTAGCAGGTCGCCTAAGCTTTTGAGTGCAACGCCCATAAGGTTGACGCTATCTGCGCCCTGTGACATGATTGTGCCAATGGCGTTGCCCAAATCATTGAGCAATGCACCCGCTGCATTTTGTATTGCTGCCTCAATGTCCTCCATGATGCCAACGGTCATGTCGCGCATCCTCTGAATCTTCTTCAGAAATTCGCTATCGTCAAAGTCAAGCGGTATATCAATCTCTGCCTCTTCCTCAAAGTCTTCAATGATGCCCAGTGCCTTTTCTGTGTCAACCGTTGGCACAACAACGGGTTGTATTTCTTCCTCATTTGATGTGCTGCTGAAGAAATCAAACAGCTTTACAAACTTGTCTTTTGCAGCGTCTACGTCGTCCTCGCTGACCAATTCAACTGGCTCCTTCGTAATCGCCTTTTCTACTGCATTTGAAAAGTCTTCGCCAATGCCTGTCGCGACGTCTACAACTTCATCCTTAATATTCTTCAGGCCGTCAACAAGCACGTCGAAACCTGCGCCAAAGCCGTCCGTCAATGCGGTTTTGATTGCCTTGAATAGCAGCTGGAATGTATCGACGACCGCCATCACTGCCGTCTTCATAATCGTAAACGCACTGACAAATGCAGTTTTCAACACACCAATTGCAATGCGCAAAAATTCGTTTTCGTTGTAAAGCTCGATGAATGTGTTGATGACGTTTGTCAATGGTCCTTTGACGTCATCCCAGAAATAGAAAATAGCAGTCGTAATTGCTGCAATGGCCATTACAGCCAAACCAATTGGGCCTGTCATCAGCGTAAACGCCTTACCGATTGCAGGTCCTACTATCTGTGCAATGTTTGCCAGCTTAGGCAAAATCATAAGGATAGGGCCAATGGCTGCTGCCACCAAACCAAACGCGGTAATGAACGACTTGGTAACGCCATCAAGGTCATGAAACCCGTCAATGAGGTCGCGTGCAAACTTGATAAGCGGCTTAATCGCGCGAAGTACAACCTTGCCAATCTCTTCCTGCAGGTCGCCAAACGCATTTGCAAGCTGCGTAATGCCACCATCGGCGTCGGCTGCGGCTTCGGCACTTCCGCCGTACTGCTTATCAAGCTCGTCAAGAATGAGCGTCTGCGCCTCTGCCAGTCTGCCTGTCTCGGCCAACGACTTAATCACCGCCTTCTGTTCCTCGCTAAATTGAATGCCTGATCGTGACAATGCAGACAGGTTTGCCACTGGGTCGTTCAGTGCCTTACCCAACTGAATGCTTGCACCCTTTAGATCGCCGTCGAGCCTAGTAGCCAAGTCCAGGGCGGCTTGTTGCGTGCGGTCAAACTGGTCGCCTGTAATGTTGGTAAACGTGAGCAGCTGCGCTGTGGCGTCCTTCAAAATTTGCTCGTCACCGAACAGCGTGTTCTTCTGCAACTCGCTGGCCATGTTTTGCAGCTCCTTGCTTGTGAAACCTACCTGGGCGCCAGTAGATTTAAGGCCAGCGTTGACCTGTGCAATTGCTTTCTCCTGTTCACGGAATGCTTGCACGCTAGTTGCGGCCATGGCGGCCATTGGCAACGTCACTGCGACGCTCAGGTTTTGCCCGAGCTTCTCAATGTTGCCAAATGAACGTTTAGTGTTGCGCTGTACCTGCCCCAACTTTTTGTTGAGGTCCTTGGTGTTGACGCCAATGTTGACTATAAGGTCTCCAAGTTTAGCCATTTGTCGCGAATGCTTTTAGTTGGTTCCAGCCGTGCTGGGGATTTTTCTTTTCTTGCTTTTCCCAAGGGAACGTAGCAAGGTCTTTAGGCTTAATGCTTGCGCCTTTCTTGGTGTGCACATTAAGCAACAACGCGGTTTGCCATCGGGTACGCTCCCAGGCATCACGGTGTTGTGCTTCCTGTTGTTTGTACCGACCGCGTACCGCGTTGCCGAACTGTCTAAATGTGAAGTCGTATAGAGTGTTAGGATTAAGGCCAAGTAGCCCCAATCCTAACTGCTCTATTTCGTCCCATTCGAGTGGTTTGCTGTCGTCGTCGTCTGGGTTTTTTTTTCACCACCTGGCGACATTGACTCTTCAATCACCTTCATCACATTTGTCAAGTCCGCAACGTCAATAAGGCCAAGAAAATCATCAACCGACAATTCAAACTTCATGCCCTGCTTGCGGCAGCCCTCTTGCACAAAATAGTATAGAAGCTCAGGCATCATGGTGACGTCCTCGCTGTCAATCTTAGCCACCTTGTGGCCTGTTTCGTTTTCAAAGTTCCGCCATGCACGCATGCTTGCGCGCACAGGAAAAGTCTGGTTGTCGAGTGTGATCGTCATGTATCAAACGTGGTCTTGGAATGTAATTGCGCTAACGCATTCGAGGGTGCAGGTGTAAGACGCGTTGTCTTCTGTTCCTGCGCTCAACTCGAGTGAAGTAATGTACGCTTCAAACACAATTTCCTTGTCGCCGGCTTCTTCGCTGTCTGTGTCAAAGTCGTATGAACATACCTTGACGTCCTGCTTGGTACCAGCCAAAAAGTCTGTCATCAATTCGTCGTATCCGTTGGTGGCGTCACCAGCGTAGAACGCAGTAAAGTTTACGGTCAATGTCTTCAAGCCAGGCAACAATGCGCGGTAACCTGCGTTGTTCTTGCTTGTGGTGTCACGTGTTTCTGTTGACACTGAGACGCTCAAATCAGTTACGTGATCTGCGACGACGGGCGTGGTGCCGTCCGTCTCAAACATCACCGTGTACTGTGAGCCATTAAAAATACCTGTAGTGGCCATGATTATTCGTTGTTAGTAGTTTTTCTGCGGTCTGCAATGATGAGGTTGATCAATACGTCTAGGTAACCAAATACCTGGTTGTCGCGCTCGCTGGGCGTCAAGTTGACGATTACCTTCAAGAGCGCGAGGACGGCCAACGTGAGCTCGCCCCAATTTTCTGTGATGAATACAAGTGGGTCCATTATCGTTTGATTCTAAAGGTGTAGTCCTGCACTGCAATATAAGTCTTGCGGTCAGCACTCACCTCAGTTATTTCGTTAGTGTATTGTATAGACTGCACGGTGATGTCGCCAGCTGATGCGTCGTTAACTGTAACGCTTTTGCGATCTAGGGCGGCTCGCACTTTGTCTGCTAGGTTGTTGCAAGATTCATATGTAAGACCTACGCTAAAGATTTCGCACTGCGCCTCGTCAATGGGCGTGCCGTCCTTGGTGTCACTTGGTGAGTTGCTTACCACGCTGTACACGATGTACGGCATAGCAACGCCCTCTTTTGCTAGCTCAGGGTAGATACGACCGCTAACCTGTCCCATGACAGTCGCGTCGTTCACAAGCAGATTGTATATGGCCAGTCCTACTTTCATCGCATGAACTTATTGTATTCTGCACGCAACAGTCGTACAAGTAATGCTCGCTGACGGCTCTCAGTTGCGCGCTTGCTGCGATCAAATACGCCTGTGTTCGGCGTTGTCTTTTTTATTCCGAAGCTGTCGCCACCCTCGACGATGTGCGCAAACCAACCATCAGCATTTTTACGCGTCTTGCGTCGTCCAATCGTGTTTGTGCGTGGACCTGCCATTACGCGTGCGCTGCGTCTCTCTGGTTGCCAAATGCCAAGGCTTCGGCCTAGCTGACCACGCTTGACCAAAATTTCAGAGCTGCCGCGTCGCTGCACCAAGATGTCGCGGTCAAAGTCTTTAACGTTAGATTTTGCAGACTTGACGTACACGTCCGCAACGCGCTCGTTGATAGCAAGCAGATTGGCGTAATCCTTTTCACTCCACTTTGCCAGCTTATCCAGCTTGCGCATCACCTTGTCGAGACCGTCGATTGTTATCTGTGACATCACTCAGAAATTACGCGTTCTGTAACCAGGTAAATCATGTCTTTGCGCCCTACCTCCTGCACTGCAAGGATGTTGTAGTAATCGTTGCCGTACTTGACGCGGTACTTCGGCGTGACTAGGCGTGTAAACGCTGAAGAACGCACGCGCCAGGT